CGACCGCATCCACAATCAAGCACGTACGAATTTGGGCGGACCCATTGTGTGATTAGGTCACGCTTCGCCTGGTTGTGACGTTTACGAAGAACGTCCATAGAGATGACTTAAAAAGGTGACGCTCTGAAGTTTTAAATGGGTTCGCTCGAGCAGGACTACCTGACGGTACCAGGACAGCTTTTTGCTCTGATTTCCATCGTCGGTCCCGACCTGCCCCAGAAGAATGAGCAGCTCGGACTCAAGATTCGTGGGTGCTTTGCGACCAAGGATGAGGCTGAAAGTCACGCCAAGCGTCTTCAGAAGGAGGATGCGCTCGTGGACATTTACGTCGTCGATATGTACAAGTGGCTTCTGATTCCACCGGACCGTCTGCAGATTGATAACGTCCATTACCAGAACGAGAAGCTTGAGGAGATTATGACCAAGTACCGCGAGAATCAGCGTCAGGCGGCGGCGATGTTTGAGAAGCGGAAGCGGGATATGCTTGCAAAGCCCATTGAGGGTTCAGCGACGCCGTACATCGAGCCTGGTGATGAAAACTCCAAGTACTACTCTCGCCCAGACGTTCCACCGATTCCTCACCCAGCGGATCTGATTGAAGATCTCCAGAAGGAGTTTCCAGACAAGGAGATGCCCGAACTGGTCAAGCTTGCTGACGAGCGTATCGCAGCTGAGATTGAGCGTCGACGCCTCGAGCAGGAGGAGGAACGCGCCAAGGCGCCTCCGGTTCAGATTGACGCCGGACCCGCACCAGAGCCGGTTGGTGCCGGAAGTGCAGCTTCGGGCCTGTTGGGTTAAATTAAAAAATGAATACTCAATAGAAATGATTCACTGGTCACTTTGGGTTGCGCTCATCGTACTCATTCTGATCGTCGCGTTCCTTTCAGCACGCAGAGAGGGGTATGCTCCTCCGCGTGATGAAAATACAATGCCTCCGTACACAAACGATATTTCAAACACGGTGACGACGTCAAACAATCTTCCATACGTCGATTCAACAAGCAACGTTGTTCAACTCGACAATCAGACTCAGATTTATAAAGACATGGCCGGAATGAACTACCAGATTCAGGCTGGCAATCCCATTCTGAACTTTATCCAGGGTGATCCTTCATCGAACGTGATATACGGAGACTTTGTTCCGAATGAGTCTGATGGAGGATCAGCAAAAATGTATGTGTACCATGATTTTGATATGATTTCACCGGGAGAAAGTGTATCAAACACGAGTAATTTGGTAGCTGTATCAGAGAATCCAACCATTAGGAAGACGGTATACGGTATCGATGTGAATGGGAATTTAATCAATCCTACTGAAATTGAAATGACGAGTAATGAAAACGCTATATCTGACCTTCGTTACGGATATGATGCCCAGGGTAAGGCAATCACAAATCCGAACGATAATGCTCAGACGTATGGTTTTGATACAGAGGGAAATCTCCCACCTGACGCCGGACAGTACATTCCTAGTCTGACGTCACCGACGATCAAATACATGGGAGAGGTGATTTAGTGCTTCAGAATCACCGGCGTCAGGGACTTCCCCAACAGGAGCCCAATGAAAAACGCCGCAAACACGAGGATGATCGTCTCCTTTGACACCTTTTCAAGAACATCCATTTGTGGCGGCTGGGCATGGAAAACCCGAGGTCCTGGATCATAGTACGAGCGTGCGTCGTGCTGCTGGTGCTCCTCGACCTCGTCCACGATGACTTGCTGCTGGTCGACGCTCTCCGTCACTGGAAACATCGGTCTCGCCGGACTCGGATCGAACATCCGTTCCATTACTTTCAGAGTCACTGCTGTTTTTATCTTCAACTATAAAACCGGCGAGGTTTCCACCCTCGTCAGCGTCACTTTCACTTGAAATGTCCTCCGTATCATAGGACACTTCAGATGAAACTGTTCCAGACTCGTCCGTGTCGTAATCCTCGTCGGCGTAATCATCTTCGCACACCTCCTGTGGTACGTAACGTTCCGGAGCCTTAACGACACGACCAGAACGCGTTCGCTTGGGTTCACTGACCGTGACTTCTGGGGTCTGGGAAGTGTCCGTTGATTGCTGCGCCGGTGGAGTCGACATCAGTCTCTGTATCGTCAGTGACTAAATCGTTTAAGTACTTTGGAAAGAAATACACTCCTTGTTTCCGTGCGAGCTCGAAGAGCGTCGTTTCACATTCGACGCCCATCTGAACGGCGATTGATTCGAGTTTCTCCTGGTGTTCGTGGTCGTCGGCCCGGCGCACAAACAAGGCGAGGTTTCGAACATCTTCAATCGCTCGGTAAAGCCCCCCAGCTCTTTGTTCGAGACTTTTTTTTGGGTTTTCCATTTCCGCCAGATTTTTTTGAAGCATTTCCCATGTTTGTGGGTCGAGACCCGAGTACGGGTGCACCTCTCTGAGGAAACGGTTCTTCTTGCCACCAAAAGTCGGGAACAAGATCACAAATAGGCACATAAGTAGAATTATCCACAGCAACATTACTGTGTAATTCGTCTACTATACTCGGAGAAAGAATATGTTCCCGTCCGACAAAGCGACGCTCTTTACATTCGTCGTCGTGACACAACTGACAGATACGTCCACGTGTGATTCCAAACCAGACGTGGTTCGATTTGTGTTCCCCCTGGATCCGCTCACAATACTTTGAATCCGTCTGAACTATGATTCGATCCTGGCCTTTTCGAATGACTCGTCTGACTTTTGCCAACTCTTGGCCCGAGAGGTACTTGCGTATGAATCGCTCGAGCGGTGCACACGTAATCTCGACGTTGACCGCCTCACGAGACACCTCGTTCGTTCGAATCGCAAAGAGTTTCAAGAGTTCGACGGACGGTTTCAAGTCAAAAACAGACCCGTCGAGGCTTCGCCACGGAACGTACGGACCTGAATCCATACCCTTTTCACGTTTGTAGGACCAGAGCATCCGAAGTCCCGAGCCGCCGTAGACGCTTGCGTCGATACGTTGACTCCACTCAGGGTCGCTCGGAAGTTCGAGGAGGATACGCGTTCGAAGAGCGAGTGCTTCCGATCGGGTCACGAGCACGTCAGGCCAGTGAATATGAACACCCGTCTTGATCTGATCGTCGTCGACCACGCGCGGTTCAGCGCGCGCGATGACACACCGACCCTGTTGAACAACCGAATGCATCGTCTCCGCGAGTTCGAGGATGACATCATCAGGAAGCACTTCCGGGCCTTTGTAATCGAGATCGACGAAAAACCTGAACACGTCCGTCTTTTGTTCGACGACATATATGCGCTTTTCGGCTCGGATGCATTCCGTGTAAAATTCGTCAAGTTGTTCAAACGGAACTTGAAGAATTCCACCATCCATGAGGACGTGTGTCCCTGGACCTCGGTCGGTCGCCCATTTCTCCATACTCTATCATTGCGTGTTCTTTTTAGTCACTGTCTGAGTCGTGCGTCAGCCGACTCCAAAAGTCTTTAATCTTGATGATAACCTCGGGCTCCGGCTCCGCCTCCTTCTCTTTTTCAGGTTCGGGGGAGGCGGGGTCTCTGTCGAAGGAGGCTCCTCCTTCTTCAGTTCCTCCTTTTTCATTTCGTAGATGATATCGACGAGTGACATGGTCTTTGCAATCTCGTCGGGATCACCGTGACCCCGGGCCTGGACAAGCATCTCGGCAAACACACGCTTCGACTTGGTCATTCCTACCGAGTGTCAATATTTTCAACTGTCTATTAATTCGCATTCAAGAACGAAAGTAAAAACTCGTACGCTGGGGCGAAGAAAGAGCAGCGTGAAAATCCGGATTTGTGATGACGTGCGTTCGTATCATGTCCCATAGGTTTTCACGAGCTGTGATTCCTTCGAGCGTGTCAAACTCCACCCTATCGTTTTCGTCGTAATTTTTACGAAAATACGTTTGGCGATTCTCCATCTTGGATTTCTCCTCGTTGAATCGCCGAACGATATATGTGTGTTCACGAGCCGTCATGGGCAAATCGATTACATAGACATGATAAATACTAGTGACGTCATCTTCAATGTCCGCTTCAGAGTCCCCGAGACCCTTGTACTTGGTTGAAAACTGAAAATACGAGTACGCGCCTCGCTTGAGATTGATCGTGCCTCGAGTCTCCTCCTCGAGTTCCCGAACGGCACATCTCAAAGGGTTGATCACTTCACGACGTCGACACCCACCGGTGACGAACGTCCATTCTTGATACCGACGATCATGAACGATGAGCATATACTGCTTATCGTCAATCGTCGTTACCGGTATCGCTATACTTTTGTGCCTCTCCCGACATGGCTGCTCGTGCGGGGAAGTCATTCCCTCCTACTGAATCGTTCGTAAAAAAATTCATGAGCTTTCCCCCACCGCCACGAGACGGTTCATATGTGATCAGGAACAACAACCCGATGATCAAAAGCCATTTCCAGATTTGCATCTTTATACTGTCACAGTTAATTTACCGACTGAGCCTCGGCGGTGAACGAGTGTGCAAACGGATTGTTCTTGAGAACGCCGTTCGCCAGGTTAAGATTTGCCGTCCGTGGGTCCTTCTGACCTTTGAATACATTGAGTTTGTCGTACTGATTGGGAATGTAACGAGACCCACGACTTGCGTCAGCTGGACGAACCGGGAGCGCACCCGCCTCGAGGCGGGTGTTTGTGTTGGCACCGACGGCGCCTACCGGGTCCGCGCGGACATTCATACGACCGGCGTTTCCTGGGCGATCCGGGTTGACACGATTCTTCGACCAGCGCATGGGGTCACTGTACGCTGACCCATATGCCTCTGCGACCATATACTGTCCTGGACCCAATTCGAGGCCATCCTTACGAAGACCCGTCTCCTGGCGGTTCGTCGTTCGACGCGTCTTTTGGAAATCGGGACGACCTTCCGGTGCCGTGATGGCACCGCCCTGCCCCTGACCACGAGTCTGCATGGGCTCGTATCCTGATGTCGTCTTGGACAGCTTGGCAGGATGTGAAATTGCGCCGATGACCGTACTGCCATTCTTGGTGACTGGATTGGCTGGACCACCCCACGTTCCCGCCAGGGTCGTCAGACGCTCCTCGTTCATGTTGTTTGGCAGAATGCGGAAAAACTGCTGAAAACCACCGGCGGCTGGAACATTCGGGTCAAGACCGAGACCACGTCCGACATATTTCTTGTCCGCTGGTGTCACGTTGTTCATCTTGTTCGTCACTGGTTCGCGACTTCCATCCGTCTGGTACACGGGCTGACCGAACGGGAAACGGGTCCCGTTCGGCACAACATCTGCAAAACTTGGTGCGATATCCTTTGGTGGAAGACGGAACCCACCTGAGAACCCACGGCCTGTGTTTGGTTCGAGGTTCAGTGGATCGATAGGGGGGTCCTGCTGAGCAAACTTGTACTGAATAAGATCAAACTTTGACACTTGTTCTGGTTTCGGCGGCGTGGGCATCACCGCCTGCTCCTCCTTGACGTCGCTGAGTTTCTTTCCGGCAAAAACCAGACCGACAACGGCGGCAAGACTGAAAGGGTCCATCTATTAGTTACTTGCTATTTTTTTTACTGCTTGTCTGTTGGGTAACGCTTCGCGTACGACATCGACTGGTACATCGAATACGTGCTCGCTGGGTCCCATGGCAGAAAACGATTCTCTGGCTTTTCGATGTACAGCTCCGGAAAGTCGTACGGCTTGTCGGCATAGTACTTGTTATTCCGAGACGTTGTCTGAGAACGCAGAGCGTCATCAGTCATGACGATATCGACATAGTTTGTGTTCTTGGGTCCAAAGTACATTCCATCCTCGACCATGAGGAGGCCGGGCTGAAGCACGCTGCTCGGCATTTATTACTTGTATTTGATATTTTTATTCAACGGGCTTTTGCCCGTTGGCTACCGACCGTTACCGCCACGAATATGAACACGCTCTGGACCACGGGCATAGGGTCCGTCGGGGTTGCACTTTGATGGGTCGTCGCGGCACATCGGATCGAAGGGTTTTCCGAATGCTGCATTTGTAAACGCAGCCTGGTCATTTGGCCACGTGGTCACGGCCGTTGTGTAAAAGTTGCGCTCTGCGTCACGTTTACGCTCAAATGGATGAATTGCGTTCCATTCGTTCTGAACCTCCTCCTTCATCGTCGGGTACCACGGAGCCTGTTGATTATAACTCGGATCATCACCGATCATATAGTTTGCCATGGGGTTGTCACGCGTCGGCATACGAAGTCCGCTCAGTTTGGGGCCTGTTGATACAGCACGTTTACCATCTGGAATCATGTTCATAGTGTAAAGAACATAAAGAGCTGCGAGGACCAGAGCACCAAGTGCAACGACACGAGCGTCACGGCGAATCAGATAGACGAGTATGATGGCGTACAGAATGAAACGAGTCGTGGCGAGAACTCGCTCCTCCGCCGTCTGACGAGCCGTGGGCCAAAAATCAAGCAGTTTGTCTTGGGCGATAAGTTCACGCAGGTCGATCGTCATCTTCTACAGTGTACGGAGATTTAAGTTCAGACTAGAGGACCCTTGCCACCCTTGAGCAAAGAGGACATCAAACCATTCATACTGTTCATCAGAGCCTCCTCATCGATTGTACCGTCGGGGGCCGTCGCGGTATCCTGGAGCTGACTGGCACACTTCTGTGCGACCGACTCTATCATGTTGAGCGTCTCGGCTGGGAGCGCCGAGATGGTCGTTCCCAGAATGTACAGCGTCTGGAGATACTGCCAAATGGCACCCTTGGTCGTCTCGGATAGGTCCGAGTTCCACAGACGCGGGATGTCCAGGTCATTCAGGAACGGCACCTCGGATGCGTGCGTCTGGAAAAACTCCTCATCCTTCTGCATCAGGTGATTGGCAAACGGACCAACCGTTTCCATAAACTCCTTCATCGGCTTCTTTGGGTTCGCCTTGCGAAGAAGCACAAAGGTGTTCTGATACTTTACCAGCTTCTTCTCAGCGGGAAACGTGAGAACAAGCTCGTCAAGAAACTGCTGCATCATGTCATTGAACGCGTTGGTCGTGGTCGCCATTGTTGTACCATCTCGCGTTTACTTTAGACTCTTGATAATTGACTCAGGCCCTGAATGGTGTCGTAGATATAGTTTCTTGATGGCCGTTCCCCTGGTGGACGACGATGTAGACGAGCACGCCGACGAGGAATGCAGGCTTGAAGTACGCCGAGTTCGGAAGCGCCTTTTCGTTATTCAGGGACGCGCGAATGTGGACATAGGCGATTGTGACGCCGGCTGCAATCAAAGCAGCACTCATCGGCTCACGAAAATAGTGATCAGCCATCTACTTGTACGCGGAGAAACTTTTTTTACTTGTCCGGTGCGTCATCGAACAGTGTTTCGTGGTGAACCTTGACTGGAACATGCTTGTACGGCGCTGGAAGAGGTGGACGACCGGGTTCAGGATTATCATCTCTTAGCGGCGTTCCGGGCTCAGCTTCTGGTGCCGCCGCTGGTGTTCCGGGCTCAGCTTCTGGTGCCGCCGCTGGCGTTCCGGGCTCGGTCGCATCAGGCAATGGCGTCGCAACCTGTGGCGCCTCCTCCTCTTCCCCAGCCATCTCCGGATCGGCTGGATCAGTCGGGTCGGTATTGATGCCGCCCATGTCCAAGTCCCCGCCTGTAAAGTTGGGGATGTACGTGTCCAGGATCTGCTGTACTGGAATGAAGTCATCAACAACCTCTTTGATCAGGTCTGTGAACCGAGCACCCATCTTGACGCGTCGATCCTGGTCGGACATTTTGTCCACCACGACGTACGGATCTTCGTACAGGCTCTTAGCTGCTGCGATGTAGCACGAATGGACAAATACGTCGTTGGACGGCAGCTTGATGTTGATCTTTTTCGAGTCTGACGAAATACGTACAGCGGACATGATTTTGACCGAAATGACGAAAACAGCCGCGAGCAAATTGGGAAACATCGAACAGGACTTGATGATTGCGTCGGCGTGCTGCTTGACGATGGTATTATTCCAATGAGGCACCTCCTGAAGAAGCGTCTGGTAGTGGATGAGTGTCTGGCGACCCTTGGATACTTCGATCGCCTTCTTGTACATGTCGTAAAAGGCGTCAATCATCACGGGTGTCATGGCGTTGCACAGCTTGATCATAAACTTTCGTTCCGCCTCGACGAGGATGGCTGTCGAGTCCATTGATTATGACTGAGTTATTTCTTTCCACGCAATTTCGCAGCCGTCTTTTGTAGGTTTGCGAGTGAAGGGAGTGAGATGTTTCTGGTCGAGTCTTCTTCCACCGAGTGATCGATGATGACTGGTCCTTTTGGTTTCGTGTCTCCCCAACTGACACCCAATGTCCCCTGTGCCACCCTGATCACCTTGTACCCCAAACGTACAAATTGACGCTGAATATACTCCGTCGCACGGTCAATGTCGTATGCTGGATACCCGATCGTGAACGGCGGAATCGTCAGAAACAGTGATCGTTCTCCAAGTTCTGACGCAGACTTGATCTTGCGACAGAGCTGTTCGAGAATTGCCTTGTACGTCGCCTTGCGAACCTCGAGCCGTTTACGCTCGCGTTCAGCGAGAGTTTGCGCTGATATCATTCTCTATTTACTGCTTAGAAACAACCGCACCGTTCCACGCCGCAGCATTGGCGTTGCTTCTCTCTGACTGGCGCATCTGCTCCAGCCAAATATCGAGCTTCCCCTGGTACCCTGGAACCTGAGTCTTCAGATCCGCAAACTGCTTGTCCAGAACAGCCTGTGTGTCCTCGAACGTCGTGTACGAATCACCTGAACCAAACGCCTCAAAAACGTCGGCGGCGCCCATACCAGGCTGAGGCTGCTCACTCAGCTCAAGGATGTTGCCGTCCATATCCGCCTTGATGTCATACTGGACACCAAAGTACCCCCGAGTGTTGATGAACATGATCCGGGCGTTGTACATCGCGGACCCCTGATCACCCTCCATTGCATTGACGTAAATTGTCTGGACTGGGTACACGTCGGGGTTCTTTGCTTGGATGGCGTTGATGATTGTCTGGATAGTCGCCGGACTCACAGACTTTTTGTCACTGACGTTGGTGAAACTTTCACCGCTCACGAAAACACCGCGGTTCCACAGGAGAAATCCCAAAATTGCCAAAAGAAGAAATACGACAATGTCCTTCATATTACTACCAGATGAGAAAAAAAGTCCCTTTCGTGGAAGGCCGCGTCGTTCGTCTGGGCACAAAAAATACGCTAGTAGTAATGGCCACTCTGGTCTACAGTGAAAAGTGTCCCTATTGTTCTCAGGTGATTCAAGAAATTCGTGAAAACCCATCCCTGATTCACATGATCCGGTTCCACAACGTATCCACACAAGGAGTTCCGTCGAGACAAATCACCCGTGTACCTACGTTGGTCACGAACGACGGTCACTTGCTCGTCGGAAATGATGTTCGCAAGTGGATCGAATCCATGAAGCCAGAAGAACGTGTCGATGAGTTTGATCAGACGGTTCTCACCGGTGCAGCGCTCGACGACACGCACGAAAACGAGGCTGGAAACTATTTCGATATTGACAATTTCAACATGCCTCTGGCGCCTCCGATGACACGTGAACTCGAAGAAAAGGTGAATAGAAAGGTGACTGACGCATACCAAAATGGTATAAAGTGAGGCTGCGTTGTCTGGATATGGTTCGTCTCAAGACGATTCAGGCGAGTGCGTTCCGCACCGTCTTTGAGGTGCTCAAGGATATCATCAACGATGTTAACCTCGTGTTTCGCCCCGAGGGTCTCACGGTCATCACGCTCGACACGGCGCGCGTGACACTCGTTCATCTTGTCATGCCCGCCGAGAATTTCGAAGAGTACCACTGTGAGGGCGAACACACGGCAGGACTGAACGTCTCAAACACGTACAAGCTTCTCAAGTCGGTCACGAACACAGATACGTTGAGTATGTCGATCGATGATGCATACTTGCTTCATATCCATATCGAGAATGCGGCGAAAAAGTCGTCAACTTCGTTCGAGTTTAAGCTTCTGGACATCAACGACGACATGTTGTCCGTGCCTGAGATTGATATGAATATCATGACGACGATTCCGAGCATCGATTTTCAGCGCGTGACTCGGGATATGCACAACCTAGCTCAGGACATTCGAATCACTCGAAAGAAAAATACGCTCGAGCTCGAGTGTGAAGGGGGGTTTGCAAACCAGCGGACGATCCTGGAGTGTGTAGAGCCCGGCGGGGACAAGCCGCTCGGGAACATCTTTTCGCTCAAGTACATCAACATGTTCACTCGGGCGACGAGTCTATGTTCGAGCGTTCAACTCATGCAGCACGACCAGGATGACAACATGCCGATCGTGTTCCGATATACGGTTGCGAACCTCGGCGAACTCAAGTTTTACTTGGCACCAAAGGTGGATGACGTCTGACGACCGAGAACATCCTGGATGTGCACCGTCCCTGAAACCTTTTTCACAAGGACCCATTTGATTCCCACGGAGATGCGAAACCCTCCTGTGAATGAAAATGTGACGTGAGGCCGAGGGGCGTACCGGTCAAACGATACGGGTGATTGTGTCGGGCCTGAATGTCGTCGGACAGTCTCTGTACAGACGACGGGTTTCCTGTCCTCGTCGTTGACGAAAATAGCACTGTGAACCGGGACTGAAAATCGAGGCTTGACATTCTGAAGAGGCCAACGTCCGATGTGCGTGTACAACTGTCCTCCGAAGTAGTAATCGACGTGACCTTGGTCCCCTGGTTTGAATTCATCGATTGGGATCAATTCGTCACCGCTGTGCTTGAACATCTGGTGAACCTGAAAATTTTTTGGTCTGAACGCTGTGAACAACCACATGTTAACTAAAAGAATTCGATATAATAAATATAATGGAAGGACGCTACCAGGAACGCCTTGTCGAATTTCAAAAAAGGATATCTAAAGGGGACTCTGGGGCTCAACAGGAAATGTACGACTACATGGCTGAATGCATTCCTTTATTAATGGAGTTTGAAGCTGCCGCGGGAAAAAAGAAGGATGTCTATGAAAAGTATATGTCGACCGTGGAGGGAAATTACTTGACTCCAATGCAGAAGAAAAATCCGGGATACGTACCCAGATGTAAAGGATGTGGTTCACTCGAACACACACTCGACGATATCACCAGCGATATGATTTGTCTCAGGTGCGGAATGACGGATTACGTCCAATGTCAAGAAGTTGGGTTTAAAGAGGAACAGGATATGGAGCGCCACGTCGTCTATTCATATCGGCGCGAAAACCATTTTAATGAATGGGTCAACCAATTTCAGGCGAAAGAGTACACGAGCGTCCCTCAAGAACTCATAGACCAACTCCAACTCGAGGTGAAGAAGCAGCGTATCAAAGACAAGTCAGATTTGACGCATCGCAAGGTTCGCGAAATGTTAAAAAAGATTCACATGAACAAGTATTACGAACACGCACCCTACATCACAACGATTCTCAACGGGGTGAAACCGCCAGCCATGCCTCAAGCTCTCGAAGATCGTCTTCGACTCATGTTTGGTCAGATTCAAAAGCCTTTTGAGAAACATTGTCCTGAAAACCGTAAAAACTTTTTGAGCTACTCGTACGTCCTGTACAAATTCTGTGAACTCCTCGGTGAAGATGAATACTTGCCGTGTTTTCCTTTGCTCAAATCAAAGGAGAAGCTATACAAACACGACCTCATATGGAAAAAGATTACTGCGGACCTCGGGTGGCAATGGATTCCCACATGCTAAACTACCAGCCCAAATAAAAATTTCCCGAATAATAAACTGCCATCCTATTCCGACTCTTTGAAGACCGCTGCGCCCGTCTTTGGATCAACTTCGATAGTTGCACCCTCCGGGACATTCGGTGGATCCTTCAGACATGCCTTAACGCGCTTGCGTTGAAGCTTCTCGTACTCGGTCGGAAACCACCAATCAATAATCTCACACGCCCGAATAACCATGTAGTACATTGCGGACAGAATGCGGTACGATGTCTTCGTGTCTTTGTCGCGCACGACGGTCGCCGCCGCCTTTTTCATTTCCGGTGTGAACATCTAAGATTAAAATGTCTAAATGTTTTAAATGATGCTTTTGGTACGTCTCCTCGGATACAAGCCCAAAAAGAAAAAGACTCCACCTCCCGAAAATAAGATTGAAAAAAAGTTTAAGCGTCTTCTGAAGAATGGATACTCGATAGATCAAGCACGTTACTTCTCAAAACTGTGAGGTCCTCAACCTCGAGGTCACACCCTGCGTTTGGAAAATTGATGAGCACACCTTCCGAAAGCCCCAGGAGCTTCATGTACATGCGCGTCTGAACACGGTGTTCATCCTTGAGCGCCCGAACCGATTTGAGCTCGACGATAATCTTTGAATCGACAACCAAGTCTGCACGAATGTTTCCAATCGCGTGTTCGTCAAACACGATTGGAACGATTCGTTCCGTCTGATAAGGAACACCTGATCGCCGGAGTCCAACCTCCATGGCGTTATGGTACACGCGTTCCGAAAATCCAGGTCCTAGGGTCTGCCAAACCCGGATCGCTGTAGACCGTATGACATCCTTCATACTGGAATCTCCACGGGTACAGGGTTTAGGTTAAAAATAGGCATGCTCGCCTGCTGGACATTCTCCGAACTGGACCGCTTGTAAAAGCGCTTCTCGAGAAGGGGGCTTCCACGATACACGACTGGGAACATCATCCCGTCAAACTTTGATGCATCGAGCGTCGTCTGAATCGACGCAATAATCTGTACCGGGAGAATATCACCAGGCTTGAGCTCAAAGACCCAGTCGTTCTTCGCCACTTCGACCATGTCGATAATCTCATCCTCGGGTGCCACGAGGCGGTTGAGTTGGTCGTGCTGGTACGCATTCGCGACGACAAAACTCACGGGCACGACGGTCACGTCAGTCGGGCCACCATTGACGCGAACACGATCGATCCAATATTGGAGTGCCATTTATATACTTTCTTTTAATGTTGGTTTTAAGTCCTTCCCCGTAGGGGAAGTCCGCTCGCAGCGCTTTCCAGGGTGGAAGCCCGCTTCGCGGCGCTGTCCATTGGACAGTTATTAATCTTGGTTTTATGTAGATGGAAACGACTCTGTACGTTGACTCCAGACAACGTGACACGACGCTGTATCCGTCAGGGAATTCGTACACTCTGTTTCTTCAGACCCCCGTGCATAACGTCACACAGATTGATCTCGTCTCAGCCAAAATTCCGAATACGATGTACAACATGACATCGAGCTCAAATGTACTCGCTATAGAAACATCAAATGTGGCTCTGAATCCAGGATTTTATTCGACGTGTTCGCTTGTGGACACATTCAATAACTCGGGTCAAGTCTCGAACGTCGTCATGAGTTACCTCGACGCCGAAGGAAAATTCATCTTTACAGGGAACCTGGCTTCCGTGACGACTCAGACACAAGAAATTGCAGACATTCTCGGACTAGCACTCGGGACGACACTTTCAAATCCGATTGCGACAAATGCCGTGTATCAGGGTTTGTTCCCCACTGCGAACGCCTACGTCGTATCGAATTCCATCGTCAGTCTCGAAATGAATGATTACGTCTGGCTCGACATTGAAGAGTTTCGAACGCCGTTTACGACCGACGCCCGCAAACTCGTTCTGAACCCACAGGGTGTGTACACGACGACGAGTAACACGTCCGCGCGTTCGTTTGCCATCATCCCCATGGACGTTCCGTCTGGTGGAATCAAAGCGTTCAAAGAGTCGGGGGACTACCCCGTCAACGTGACGTTCCCGTCACGTCTCGATTCGCTCGACCGACTCACGGTCAAGTGGCTTGACCGGAACGGTGTCCCGCTCGATTTTCATGGACTGGATGTCAATTCATTTACGCTGCGACTTCATACGGTACACGTACCCGATCAAGTCGAACGTCCTGTGAGTCTTCCACCTCCCGTCCCTTACGAAAAGGAGAATCAAAAGATTTTTTGGGGTGCTGTGATTGCACTCGTCGTCGGGCTCATGCTAATCATCCTGGCTGGGAAAAAAAGATAGATGTACAATAAAATGACGCGGATAATCAGTACGCGGAACAAAAATTTGTCACCAAATAATGCAAGACTTGCTGGGGATCCGTTTGGTTTCGGTGTGATGAAGCCAGAGAATTCGAACCGGCTTTTTAATACCAAAGCGACTGGTCGATCAGGTGGTATAAACAAAAAATGGTTACAGTTTGGAGGACACTATAATCAAAGTCCGATACGGTACGTCATGTTAAATAACTCGAATAAACCCATCGCAGTTGCTCTTTTAAAAAACAGAACAAATGCATCAAGAAACTTGACTGCTATAATAGCATCTGGACCAAAGGGAACTGGGTCGATTCTTCTGACCAAAATCATACAAAACGCGAAGAATAATGACAGGAACCGTATAATGGCTAATGTTGTGAATGTCCCGGGAGTTCTCAAGTTTTACAACAAATTCAATTTCATTGACAACATCAATTCTCGTTTGGCTCCAATTGGAGTACACCCGAAGGTGTTGTATCTCGACCCGAAGAAACACACCGAAGCTAAACGACGAGTTCAATTAAAAAACGCTCAACGTGATCCAAAACGATATTTCACAAAAGGAAACAACGATGTGTACTATAACATCAACGGAAAAGCTGTGCCGGGTCTCAAAAATAAGTTAGTAGAAATGAATGTTAATAATATTAACACTTACAGTATATACAGTATGTTCAAAAACAGAAACAAGGTGTATTTCAAACCACCAAATATCTAGAAGTCATCAGCCATCAGAGACATGCCCTTGATGCTGCGCTGCTCAGACTTGGTCGTTGCACCCGGGGCGCGCCAGACACCTGTACGATTCATCATCAGAACGAGAACGACAAGAAGGAGGAGGATAAGAATGAGACTGCGTTTCATTTTATTACAAGACGAGATTTAAAAATGACGACGGACCCATCCGGCGTTCTTGAGGATTGTATTGCGTCCACGAGGGGATGTGCGCTTGAGGTACCGAGCCAGAACCTGGAGGCGACGGAACACGGCCAGTGGTGAGTTGCTCTTCATGGCAAATGTAAGAGACTTGTAGCGGTTCGGTGTCGACGCAGATACAGTGTACCCGTAAAGCTTTCCTGGACTGAGTGCTGGAAGTGAATACGGACCTCTTCCTGGAAGACCGCGATTGGTGATGCGGGCTGGTCTCACACGAACAATCCCACCTGAGACCCGGCGGGTATACGCACGGTGTGTCGCGCTCGATGGGACGCGGATAAGTCTCGGCGTACGACGGAACGTATACCCACGACGAAGAATGGTTGGCATTGTTACTCTTTGTCGAGATAAAAGATCAAAGCCACGACCATGTAATGAAGTACGTCGTCGCTGATTTCGAGTCGACGCTCCAAAAGATTATACACTCTATAAGTTTCACGGCCGTGAATGTGACTGAGCAAAAGGCATGGGTGTCCCATGGACGTCACCGTACCCCAGAGTACCGAAAGAACCGGTCCGTGACGCACGGTGAACTCCATACGATTTTCATCAAGGAGGCTCTCGAGGAACCACTCGTCGCCGAGAATGAACGCGTCCAAGCGAAACTCGGTCGGACTGTGATTCACGGCAAGACGGCTCGGGTGCTTCCCTTCAGGGACGCCATCTGCGAATTCATGCACTACGTCTGGGAACATGGTGATGGAAACTGGCTTGCACACGCCATGGACAACGAGCTTGAGATCCTCCAAGCGACCGACGTACACTTTGGGACTGGTCTGTTTCCTAAGCCACTCAAGGCGTTTCCGGATCACTCGACGATTCCGGGGTGGTCAAAGCTTGCCAAGGTGTGCACGCAGCACGTTTTGACGACGCGGTGTCCCGACTTTTTCGAACGATACTCATCATGGATGACTATGAATGGATGGACGCCGACAAAGTTTTCATCTCGCCTCGAGGACTTTGTTCGCTTTGTTCGGGACGATCGGGAGTACAATCAGCAGCACATTGCTCCGTGTGATGTGACTGATCTGTGCGAGGTTCTAGCGGTGGCAAACCCTCCACTCGATGGTAAGTCATACATGATTTCAACGCCCGTGTTCGCGTGGAGTGGTATCCAAATGAAAACATCTTCAGCTTCGTCTCTGTCGACACACCAAAATCAAACAGTTCAAACGTAGTCATGTCGATATCGATGAACGGGTAGCTGTACCGTGGCCGCATACGCATCATCGTATACAGAATACTCGCGAGGTATGATTTCAGGTTTCGTGTGTCGTACTCGAGATTTTCAGACCACACGGACCGTAGAACCTTAACGTCCGTGGATCCAATGAAAATTCCACACGGTGTATCCTCCATGGTTCCACCGTCAATGTACCGACGTCCTTGGTGTTCCACGGATGCAAAAAGAAACGGTACGGCGATGCTCATGCATAGCGCATCCACGACGGACATGTTTGGTGTCGAGTCGCACGAAAAGTACTCGGTCCGACCCAGATTGACACAGTATGCACTGATGTGAACCTTGGGCATCGTCGGTCGAAGCGCGTGCAACTCACGAAACGTGAGATCCTCCTGACTGAAAAAGACACGAATGATGTCGATGATGACTGCCCGAATCTTTTTCTGACTGACGAGTCCAAAATGTTTCAAAAATTGACGAATGTTTGGTTTCATGATATCCTTTATCGGAATCTCGAGCGAGTAATCGATGATCGTTTTGATGTTGCCTTCGGCGACGACATAAAAGAATGCGATGAGCGCACCGGCGCTCGCTCCTGAAATCTCTTCGAGATTGTCTAGCTCGTGACAATCTCGAAGGGCGCCAAGCGCGCCGAGATATGCAAAGTAGGTCATTGCACCCGGACCAATCGCCAGGTGTTTCATTAGTGTGTCAGTGCTTTTTTACTTTAGGCTGAGCATATAAAGTGTCGAACGTACCAGTGCTGTAATCTCATCCTGAATGTTCTTGAGGTAGGTGTCCCTAGGCAGACGCATGGAGCGAAGTTGTGTCAGCAGAGAACGGAAATACAGTTTCGGATTGCGGGCAATCGTGCGGCGACCGACGATGATGCGGCGAAAGCGACCATACTTACCCATGTATGCCTCGGCGTAACTGTCGAGCAGAGGGACGATACCCTCATAGTACGCCTGGAGCGCCTTGTGTTGCGCGAACGAATTTGTCGTCAAGTGAAAAGCGTGCGCCTGTGTACGGGAATTCATGAGAAGACCGACGTACTTCTGACCGTTCATTTAATAGACGCTGGCAAAATTCTTGCGCAGGAAGGAAAAGACCAGGGCGAACACCAGGGTGTGCACGCCGACGGACAGCAGGGAGGACTGACCGGACATAAAGACACCACGGCTGCTTGGGGGGATGGTCAGCAGCACGCCTGGGGTCAGGAGCACGAACAGAACCGCTGGCACAATCAGGTCAGCTGGGCGCAGGGACACCTTGAGCACAAACTTGGCAATCAGGTAGTACACCAGGGACAGAACCAGGGCGTGCACTAGCACTGGGCTGGGGCCCACGCGCAGGAGCAGGCCCGGGCTGAGCAGGGCGAACAGGATGGCTGGGGTCAGAATCTTGGGACCGGTGATATCCATGTGAGCAGATACTATCTACCGAGAAAATTGTCGGACAAACTCGGCAAAGTTGTGGAAGGACGCCTTGTTCATCAGTGTGCTGTTGAGATGGTTGTCCTCGAGGTACTGGCGAAGGGACATCCACATGTTCAGGACATCCTCAGAGTGCCAGTCGTGCCAATCGGTCGGATTGAGCACAACCTCATGGTCCTCCTGCTCGTCGTATGCCTCGTCGTACTCGTTGCCGTCAAAGGTGGCGTCGTCACGGTACTCGTTGTTGATACCCATTTTTACTTGTTCTTTCTGCGGCTCGTCTCCTTAACTGGATTTCTTGACGGTGATGGTGTTGCGCTCCTTGACTGGAGCATGGTCGACTATAACCTGGTACACCTGCTCGACGCGAGTTTCGTCGCCGCCGAAATAGGCACGTAGACCCGCCAGAATGACATTCTTGGTGATGCTCCCACGAGCCTCCTTCGTGCGCAGTGACACCTTCTCCTGGTTCACCTTGACCGTGTCAACATCGTGGGTCTCCTTCATCTCCTTCATGTGCTCCTGAACCTGTGCCCGGAGCTCCTTCTCACGCTTGTTCAGCGTCGCCATGTCTTTCCTCGCAGCAGCAAGCTGGTGCTTCAAGGAGAGCCATTCAGTCATGATAGACTTGAATTCGTCCATTTATGTAATTTAAAGGCGTTTATTTTTTAAGTCCCCTGTACGTAGTCAACTTGATTCCAAGCCATCTGGCTTGATCCCATTTCGACCGTGTCGAAATGATCTCTACTTCTCGTAGCTGTTCTCAATCTCAAACTTGGGGCGCATCGTGTCCGGTGGGATGGTGGACAGGTTAAAGATGCTGACCGCCTCGCGTGGGTTGGGTGGCTCAGAGCGGAAGTCGCGGTTGGCATTACGCAGGTTGCCGCCGATCGTCTCGGGGAAACCAATCTGGGCACGCGGGTCCAGGAAGTTCTGACCGGACAGGATGGCGTCTGGAGAAAACTGACCGAAATCCTCGGTCGTCACCACCTCCTTGGGGATCAGACCCACGTTGGTGTTGTCGTACACAGGCATGTCGACCGTGCGCACGCCCGCACCGCTGCCGACAGCGAACGGGGCTGGCTCGTCGATCGAGGCGAACGAACCACCTGGAGTGTCAGCCAGACCACCCTGGGAGATGAGACCACCTGAACCACCCTGATTGATCATTGGGCCAGAGCCGGTGACCGACGTGTTGTTCACCATACCAGCGATGGGGTCACTGCCTGATGGAGTATAGTCGCTACGCTTCTGAGGATAAAACACCATCATGGCGATCAGAAACAGAAGAATCAAAATTGCCAGACCTTTGCCGTCCATGTTATACTAGTATACGACTTTTTTTTTCAGTCGAGGTAATCCGTCGGGTCCTCCTCCTCCCCCTCTGGATCCGGGTCATCGGTAAATTGAAACTCGACTGGGTACCCCTTCGTCTTTGACTTTGGTGCCGGACGCTGACGAACCTGAACGACGCGCCAGATGGGACCGAATGACCGCTTGAGGAACCAGAGACCGGCTAGCTCAAACAGAAAATCACACGCCCCTGAAATCTCGTCGATCGGGTTCTTCTGAGCGTCAAAGAATGTCGTCACAACATTCCCCTTGATGGCTGCAAGGGATGCAGACAGCTCACCATCCGACGAAAGGCTCGCCTGGTACGCCGATCGAATCGTCTCGGCCGAGATATCCTTGCCAAACCACTCGAGCTTACTCACCTCCGCCTGACTCAGAAGCTCGTTGTCGATATTCTCAAACAAAGTTTTCGAGGGCACCTTGAGATTCACCTGACGCGTCTCCTTCGTGAGCTTGTCCACAGTGATATTGTTCACCTGGTGGAAGACTCGAGCGTCATCCTTGCCTGAAACCTTCAGAAAGTAACGACCGTCTGGAATCTTTACGGGAGTGCCGTACTCCATGTGTCAAAAAAACAAACCTACGCTCTAAGTAGATGGAGGCAACATGCCCCACTGGATACTTTCCAGTTCCAGGCGATTCGTCAAACTGTACGACGTCGACGAAGACGACGATAGTTCAAAAGACATGTCCGACGGGATATACGCTCCAGGGGAATGGATTGTGTGGAACAGGGAACACGTACGTGTTGTCAGGTCCTATGTATTGTAGTCCACAATACACGGGAAAGAACTGTACACTGCTGGCACAGGTCACGTCCGGTATCACTGTCGCGACAGGAACAGAATCCGGACCGAATACAATATGTGCATTCCAGGAAGGTGACACACAGTATCCTTGTGATCCAGGGTGTTGTAAAGCGCCATCGGGAAACGAAAGTGGAAGTGGAGAAACCGACGGAACCGGTGGGACAGACGATACGGGAGAGCCGAGTTTTCCTATATGGGCCATCATCCTTCTGATTGTTCTTGGGACGCTGTTCGGGGCGATTTTCCTCGCGTGGGCTGCCAAAAAAATGTCGCGAAAGAATAGATGATGGCCAAGTCAAACGACATATGGAAATCTATAACAGACTCGAAAGAGTACAACTATATAAAGGACACGACGGTGTATGGTACTTTTAAAGTATGGCACCTTCTCTTGTTTGCATTCCTGGGTCCAATGATGACATGGCCAATGCTTATACTTCTTTTGCTCGTGTTCAGTACTCAGACCGTAAACCTATTTAAAGGTGTGAATAGCTCAACAAGTAGCAATGGCTGACACTTCCATCACCCTCCAGACGATCTTCGATGAGATTAAGCTTCTGCGTAAGGATATCCGCAAGGTGAAGAGCCTGATCGAGGATCCCAACGGCGAGAAGGCGAAGGCTCGTTCGACCACCAACGGCTTCAACAAGCCCCTGGACATTTCCGAGGAGCTGCGTAAGTTTCTGAAGCTGGCTGCTGGTGAGCAGATTTCTCGCTCTCAGGTGACCAAGAAGGTGAACGAGTACGTGACCGAGAAGGGTCTGAAGCAGGGTCAGAACATCAACATGGATGCTTCTCTGAAGGCGATCCTGGATCCACCACCTGATGTTCAGGTGACGTTCCTGAACATTCAGAAGTATATCAACAAGCACTACATCAAGACGGAAGTGCCAAAGAAGGAGGCTGCGGCGGCTGCTGAGGCTCCCAAGAAGGAGTCGAAGCGTCCGACCGTGAAGAAGCCCTAAATTAAAATCTCATCAAAAAGTACGATAATGCCCCCTCTCACACCCACTCGTCGTCGAGCAAATGCCCAGAGACGGTTCAATCTGAACCGTGAAATTGAAAGACTTAAGAATCACTATGCTGGGTCGTACCGAGGCGTGTTTGGTCGCGCTGCAACCGTGCGTCAGACGCAGGCTATAAGTAATATGATAAAGGAACTGGCAGCGCGTCGAATTCAGCGAATCGTTCGTGCACGTCAGGCGCGTGCGCGGGCGCATACACGCGCACGCGCACCACTAATGAACATCGCACGGGCCGCATCTCACCCTCGACGTGTAGAGCATCGTATACGTACGTATGGACTAAATTACAATAATTAAAATCAGAGTGTACAGTAAATGCATCTCTTGATTATTATTTTGCTTCTTGTCCTACTCCTCTTTTTCATCGTCAAACAGACAAAGGTTCCGACGGGTGTTTCCGGTACAGGACCAGGGTACATTCCTGCTTTCCAGGGGTACCCTGAAGTGGGTGTCAGCGGGGTATAAAGTCTCGTGTGCGAGACCTTAAAAACAAAACCTTCTCCTAATGTAATGGAATCCGTTGAAGCGCCAGAGCTCGTCGATGCACCATCCATCGACCGCGTGGCGCTTGAACGTCTCGTAGGCACGAAAATTAATGACCCCAAACTGTATCGCAGATCTTTCACGCATAAATCAGCACTCAAAAAGTACAAGGGCCTCGAGGGCTCGTACGAGACGCTGGAATTTATGGGTGATTCCGTCCTCGGATTTATCATTACACGCTATCTGTTTGAAAAATTTCCAGCTGAGCAGGAGGGGTTTTTGACCAAAGCACGTACGAAGCTCGTACGTGGTAAGACGCTCTGTGAGGTTTCGAAACGTCTCGGGCTTGAAAAATGGGTCCTCATGGACGACAAGGGGATGCGTAACGGCTGGAACACGAACGAGAATATCCTCGAGGATGTTTTCGAGGCGCTCGTCGGTGCCATTTACCTCGACATCGGAATGATTCACGCCAAGTCGTTTGTGTTTGCGTCGTTCGAAAACATCGACATGAACCTTACGGATGACAATTACAAGGACCAGCTCATGCGATGGTGTCAAGCGAACAAGGTGCCCCTGCCAGACTACCAGGTCCGTGGTCAATACAACGGCACGTTTCATATCGAGGTTATCGTCGATGGTATCCCACACGGTTCAGGGTTTGCGAGTACGAAGAAACAGGCGGAACAGTTTGCGGCTCAGATTGCACTTAAGACGACGGATCGTTTCAAGAAATAGAAATGGGCTGGGGTATTTGCTTTGCACTCGATTCGAGTGGTTACGTGTATTGCGCCGACGGATGTAAATGGCGCGCTCGCAAGAGCGACTATGCGGACTACCCACCGTGGCCGTCGGCTCGACAGGCGGTCCTTGATTACTTCGAGGGTGAAGCACACAGGGAACTCGACATGGTCCGTGATGAGTTTCCAGGGACGGCTGCAGGACTTCGCGCGGCATGCGAAGAACATATCGGTTCGGCTCTTTCACGGTACGACCGACTTTCGGATGATGAGAAGCGCGAGGCGCACGAGGCGTCCATGGCTGAGTTTGAGGGTGACCTCGAACGTGCCAAGGAGGATCTTACAAAAGCTCTCGAGGTTTACAAGGACGCAAAGACGATATGGACCGGGTACAAAAAGAATCCGCCCAAGATGAAGCCAGCCAAAACACGTGCCGACGAACTGCGTCAACTCATGGAGCCTCTGCTCTTGGAACTCGCCATGGAAGAGGCGGCCGAGGAGTGTGATCGGTTACGTCGCAAGAAGGCTCGGGCGACTCGAATGCTCAATCTCGAAAAGAAATTTACACTTAATTAAACAGTCTCTGCCTTTTTATTAAAGGATGCACCCAAGAGTCGCTGAACTCTTGGCACAAACATACGCGGATCAACGCAGTCAAGAGTGGCTGGACCTTCGTGGAAACCTCTTGACTGCGAGCGATGCAGCGACGGCGATCGGTCTCAACCCGTATGAAAAGCCAGAGGGTCTTTTGGCCAAAAAGTGCGGCGCGGCGCGACCATGGGCCGGAAACGAGGCGACGGCACACGGCACGCGCCTCGAACCGCTCGTCCGTGACTTGTACGATATGCGCCATGGTCAAATTTCACACGAGATTGGCCTCGTGCAACATCCCGTTCATAAATTTCTCGGAGGAAGTCCAGATGGTATCACCGAGTCGGGTCGTCTCCTCGAGATTAAATGCCCATTGAGTCGCAAAATCAAACCTGAAGTTCCCGGGTATTACCTGCCGCAGATTCAGCTCCTCCTCGAGATTATGGACCTCGAGGTGTGTGATTTCGTACAGTACAAAGAGGGGCCACCCGAGGAGTTTGTCGTCGTCGAGGTGGCACGTGATCGTGAATGGTTTGCACAATACCTTCCCGTGATGCGTGCGTTTTGGGATCGCGTTCTCGCCAAACGACGTACGGGTATTTGTGACGTGGTTATCGAAGAGGATGTATGTGAAGTGGATTAACCGTATGCAAGATTGATATTTTCGAGAACATCTGCCCGGTTGATTTCTCGACCTCTATTTATCGAATACCATACACCGTTCCGTTTATTGTACAGTGTTCCTGCCATGCGTTTATCGTGATTTATCCATCGGATGAGCATTTCGAGTGAAACTCTGTCGAGTGCTGTTCGATCTCCATGAACATATTTCTGGATGAGTTTTCCAACCTGTTTCATTGGAATATTTTTCGTTAACCGTTTCATGTAGGCATTCCATGTATGAATATTCTTTCGGGGCCATATCCGGTGCTCTGCAGGGTGAATGACACCGTACCGCAGAGGGACATTCTTGCGCTGACCAGTCTTTTTATTAATGAGAAACGGCTGACCGTTCCGAGTATTGAAAAACAAAAAGTACCCGAATCGACCACCGACGTAGACTGGGGAGTAAAATCTCCAGGCATTGTTTTTGTATGCGATTGGGAAATATTTGTCGATGATGTTTGTTGACATTCGAAGCCGTGGAGCTTTTGCAGCAGCCCTGGACCGATTTATGACGGGGTAACGAGTTCTCGGTACGGGACGTGGCCCGACATTAAGAACCGCGAGACCGATTGGCAATTTTGCGCGATGTGTTTTATTCATAATACGCGAAAAAAGCGCTCGTGTATTTAAAGCCGTCTTGTTTTTCCCGAGTAAATTTGCTATATGTGCTTTGAGTTCGGGTGGTAAGTTGGGCTGCGTTGAACGCGGGGGTGACGGTGATTTTTTACACGCCCGGCCGAAACACCATCGGAACATTACTACAGGACAATATTTTTTTCATGCTCTCGTAGTATGAAGACTGTTGTGGTGTTTTGTGCCGAAAGTAAAAATCAACCACACACGCGTAATGTCATACGAAACTTGTATAAGAACTCACCCGTCAATGTCATTTATACGGGAATAGGAGCAAAAGCCGACAATATAAAAGAGATTCGTCTTCCACTTTTGGCAGGGGCGGGAAACTGGAACAAAATCAAGTTTAATGGTCGACTCGGAGATTTGCTCGGTGCCAGAAAAGTTGATTTGTTTATTTTCGAGGGGTGTCCACTGGGATTTCTCCCAGCGTTCAAAAACTTTAACTTTAATAAGAATATTGCGAGCGTTATACGTAAATATTCAAAGAACAATACCCGAATTGCCGCGCCGCAACGATTCACACCGTCCAATAGTCCCAATAAGAAGTATCAAATTCCGAGTAATATGATGGTTCACAACAGAAATGTCACGTTTCCTAATAATAAGACATGGGGTGTGTACAAGTTCTCACATGGCACGTGAAAATCGAATGTGACGCGCGGTGACGTTTTTGTTCGTCGCATGTGGGTGACGGAACAACGGTTCATTTGGGAAGGTGCGTCTGGCTGTCCGTAGCCAATCACGCACGTTCCCTTCTGCGATATTGACGCGCGCAGCATTCTTCATGAGGCCGCGGAACGAGTTCGGGTTGAGATAGATTGTGCCGACACCGGGTGTCTTGACGACGAGGTGTGGACGATTCAGGGGCATGTAAATGGCGTTAAACTCTTCCGAAGGTGGAGCCGGCGTGCTTCGGTTCGGCGTCGCGCGCTGAGTTCTTGACTGGGCGTTCGGTGTCTTTTTGAGCGGCTCGAGTGCACGAAGTCCACGTGTATATGCTCTGACGGCGTTATTATAGTACCCGACGCGTTCGTTTGAGGCTGCAGCCCGAGCTGTGTTATGGAGGAGACGAGCTATAGCCACGTTCGCCTTTTTCGCATCACGTTGTCGTGCAAAGAACTCGATGGATGACTTGAGACGTGCAACGAGCTTGGCCTTTTCGGCGTTCGTGTATCGTCCGGCGTTGATGTTCGAACCACGACCTCCTGTGTAAATCTGGTTCATCATATTGTTCAAAAGTTCAGGGGATGATCTGTTCGGTGGTGGCGGCGTGTTTGCTGGTACCGCGCTGCGGGGATACCGAGCATTCTTTGCTGCAACTTGACGTATAACTTGACGAAGTGGATTATCAAGAAACCTAAAATAGTGCATTTTCCATCCACCTTTGAATATATTATCTGATATCAAAACCTTTCGCCCGTCGAGAGTCACGTAGTACAGACGGCCGTCCTTGTCAAAGTACACACTTGCACCCCACGTACGCGGAGAAACCTGTGAAATGACTTGCAGTTGTGGATTGAACAGTTTCAATTTTGCTGGAACGGGACTACTGTTATTTATAAACGGAATGACCGGTTTACGAAGATACTTCTTGTTCAGTGCGTATACACCTCTGAAGATGTCATTGGATTGACGAGGTGACAGGTTGGTTTTCTGGACACCGTGTCTGTCGTACACTCTTCCGGATTTCGAGACGAACGTGTTCTGGAATTTCTTGTACTTGGCCATTTTTTTGGGTATCGGTGTACCGGGCGCATGCGCATGAGCTGCCCCCTCTTTGAATTTCCGAATCTTTTTACCGCCAGGTCCGAGGACGAATCGCCCGCCACGGGAACCCGTGTAAATTATACGACCGAGTGTGTTTCGTGTTCCCGTATTCGTCGAGCCAGCTGGAACCGGTGCAGCTGCGGCCGGTTTGAACGTTCTGATTTTTTTACCACCAGGTCCGAGGACGTACCGACCACCACGGGGACCGCTATAAATAACGCGCCCCTGACTATTCTTTTCGCCGGTGTTCATTGTTGTATTCTAAGAAAATAAACACGACCGGATCGCCTTTTCAAAAGCCTTTTTGATGTTCTTGGCACCTTGGTAATCGTAGAGCGTCGCCAAGAGTCCGTCGTGAATGTCCCTATTTTGTTGACGCTCGCGTTCTCGTATAGTGATCATGAGAGCCTGTATCTCAGGGCTCAGGGCGTCCCACGCCTCTTGGGCCTTTTCTTCAACATTCTCGATATCCTTGTGTTGCTCGATCCAGAGAGACATGTATTCGTCCATCTTAAAAAAACCTGACATTTTAAAAACATATGAAGCACCTCATCGGACGCGTCTCGGGTGTCACCATCAAGTACATCGATGAACTCGAGCCATTGATGGAACACGTGGCGGACAAGTGCAACCTGACTGTCGTCGGTCGGGCGTTCCACCAGTTTGAGCCGTTCGGTGTCACGGGCGTGCTCGTCCTATCCGAGTCTCATTTTTCGGTACACACATACCCTGAGAATGAAACCATCTATCTCGACATTTTCTGTTGTGCGGATCACTTTGACCCCGAAGAGGCGGGCAGGGTGATTCTTTCAGCATTCAACGGGTCATGTGCAGAGTGGCAAGTGGTGGACAGGTCCTAAAGTTGTGATTCCCTAGTATTCCAATGGCGCACCGTCTGTACCAAGTCCTTCTCGACAACCCACGTATTCCCATCGTCATCGCCACTGGTCCGGCTGGTACCGGAAAGACCATGATGGCGTGTCAGGCGGCGTCTCGACACGCCAAAAACATCATCTTGACGCGTCCAGCCATCTCGGTCGACGAGCAACACGGATTTCTTCCCGGTACGGTGGACAAAAAGATGGACCCTTGGATCCGCCCAATGAAGGATTCACTGTTTCCAAAAACAAAGTTTGAGACGTGTCCTCTCGCATACATGCGTGGTCGGACGTTTGACAATTCGTGGATCATCGCCGACGAAATGCAAAACTCGACACCGAATCAGATGCGTATGGTGATGACTCGTCTCGGGAAGGATTCCAAGCTCATCATCACGGGTGATACGGGTCAGCATGATAATGGGTTTGAAAATAACGGACTCATCGATCTTCTGAGGCGTATCGAGGACAATCCGATCCATGGTATGGAGCATGTTCAGTTTACCGAAAGTGACATTAAGCGTCACGAGATTATTAAGGAGATTCTTCGTCTGTACGGACCTATTCATCTTCATTAAAAAGAGACCATAGAATATCTGCGTTCCGTGGTCTCGTATGCCTGGGATCTGAAAGGAACAACTTTCCGTCTGGACCACACCGAGACGTGTCGAGACGGACAGTGTCCGCAAACTCGTACACCATCTTCCCACGTCCCCGGTATGCGACATATCGTGTACACTTTCCCGTTTTAGCATACGAACCTGGTTTGTAGTACACACATTGCTCACACAACGGAACAGGCTTCATATTCTAGATTGAGAATTTCACAACGAAGATTTGCATACACGACGGTGATGAACACCTCGAGGACGTTATCGACGACCCGCTGAATGTGGTCGTCTGGATCGACGGGCCATGGGACGTTCATTCCGACCCACGTACACTGCTGCAACAACATCAGACTCTGATCGAGAAGATCTTCCAGTGAAGGGTACTGAGTGTACATCGACTCGAACGCCTCCTCAAGCACCTCATTCACTTCACGGGCGTTCCTGTACCGGAATTTGTTGTTTTGTTCCCAGTAGACCCGATCGGTATAGTTGATCAGGTAGAGCTCAAGAGCATTCTGAATACGCTTCTCAAAAAGTTCGAGTGTTTCCTCCATAGTGTTAAAGTTTTCCATACCTTTAACACTATGAATCATTACGAGACTCTCGGTCTACAGCAGGATGCATCCACCGACGACATCAAAAGGGCGTACAAAAAACTCGCCATGAAACATCACCCGGACCGAGGCGGCGACGCTGAAAAGTTTAAAACAGTCGGTCAGGCGTATGAGGTTCTGAGCGACCCGGACCGACGTGCGCGCTATGATCAATTTGGAACTGATGATCCTCAGCAGCAGCCACAGGGTCCCGGACCAGACATTTCACAGATGTTCCAGAACATGTTTGGTGGTGGGGGATTTCCGGGTCAACAGAGACAACAGACGATGGATAGACACCATACGATCGACCTGACGCTCGAACAGGTGTACACCGGAACGGACAAGACCATAAAGGTGCCTGTGACGAAACATTGTCAGTCGTGTGCCATGGCGTGTACACAGTGTCAAGGTCGTGGAATGATAGTCCAGGAGATGATGGGTATGATGGGTCAACTTTTTGGACGGCCATGTGATCACTGTCACACGTCGGGGGTGGTTCGAAAGGGGTGTCCGGGTTGTAACCATAAAAAGACCCTTATCGAAACGATGATGATTAATCTACACGTCGAAAAGGGCATTCATACTGGAACACAACATAGACTTCAGGGGCTCGGTGAACAGGCGAGGTCGAATCGGGAAAGAACAGGCGACTTGATCATCACATTTAAAGTCAAACCTCATCCCAAGTTTGAACGTCGCGGTGATGACCTGAGGTACGTCATGACGGTGACGTTTCAGGAATCAGTGGAAGGCCTTGACGTGACGGTTCCTCATTTTGGTGGACCTGTTCAATTTAATACGCTCAAGGAGTTTGGTATCCTCGACCCTCGGCGGGACTACGTCATCAAGGGCAAAGGACTTACGGCGACCGGGTCGAACCTTCTCGTAAATTTTGATGTCCAGTACCCGAAGCACTCGGCTTGACCAACGGCTTGGGATTCGGGTGTCCGTGGCGACACATCGGACACGTCACCGACTGGAACGACGTGACTCGGCTTTGTCTCCAGGTCTCGAAACACCCGATGTGAAAATAATGTCCACAGACCGTCTTGGTCGTCGTCTCCCGAGTAAGTTCGTTGTAGCACACGGCGCACTCGGTAGGTATTTCAGGAGGTGGTGGAAGCAACTGAGCACGCTTGGCGTGTCGCCAACACAATGGGTACTGTTTGTACTTTGAGCACTTACACTGCGTCCCGTCAGGTAGACGCTCCGGACATCGTTCGTGGGGTCCAGGGAGGCCCCGTGGTGTAGGATTCGCCGAATGAATCTTACATGTCGTACACCCCACAGCACACTTATTTTTACATGGTGTTCCGGCACGAGTCATACCAGGACACGGCGGACGTACGGGTGGTGGAGGACGAGGCGGGCGCGTATAGGTCCGATGTGGTATGAAGCCGTGGACGCGAAGGATCGACGCGACCGTCGGAGGCAGGTACAAGTTGGCGGCATCCACCGCCATGATTGTTTCAATCAGGCGTTCGATGAGTGTCGCCATTGTTTGATAATGCGTGCGAATTTTTATGTCATGTAAACGTCTGGACCCTGAATGTGTAGATTGACACCATCCAACAATGAACAAGTTTGAAGTCTCTGCTCTCCGCTTCCAGCAGCATACCCTCGACCTCAAGGCGGCTCGGAGTCGGACGGTGTTCATTCCAGACTATATGCCTCCGGCTCCTCTTGCGGCGGTGACGGTGGCGGCCAAGAAGAAAAAGGCGGTGGCGGCATCGACGGGTCCGACATGTGCAGCCCGGACCCTCGAGGGTCGGCAATGTAATTTCAGGGCGACGGCTGGGGGGTGCTTCTGCAAAAAACATAGTACTATGGTATAAGAGATGGCTGAAGTGGAACTCAAACCGATCCTAGTTGCCCTTGTAATCAACATAGTGATTATCTTTGCACTGCCTCGTCTCTTCAGTAACCCCACGGGCTTTAAGGCGTTTGACGATTTCGTCTCGTACCTCAAGGCTCAGCAGGCGTTCCTCGGATTCAACGCAGTCCTTCTGGCGATTGTTATGTACCTTGCGTCGTACTACATGATTCATTACGGTGGCGGCGAGTCTCACGTCGACAAGGGTGATCTCATGACGGACGATTTCATGAAGCCAAAGGCTGTTCACCACGCCGCCGAATAAAATAGGAACATGTAAATAATGAACAACGGCACGGTTGCAAAACTCACGGCGATGCGTATGGATCCTAAAACATTTATCCGGTACGCTGCGACGAGTCGGGCTGTCCAGAATAACACAACTGTAAATCGTCGGCGGATCGCCCTCGCACGTTACTTCCTGCGTCTCAAGCTTCGTCGGATGCGTCGCGCACCCCGCACGCGTCTCGCGACGCCTCTTTTTGAAGCCAAAATGGAGGCGATACAGCGGCTGCGTCTTACACCGGCTCAGATTGCCGCGCGGAAAAGACGAGTTCGTCGTCTCCAAGCTGGAGCTGCACATATGCGATACCAACTCAGTGGGTCGAACAATAATTGGAACGCTTTTGTCCGTGCGCACGTCAAAGCAGGTGGCCGACCGAATGTGAATCGCGCATCGGCTCGTCAAATCTATAATTAAAGAACGACCTCGTTTCGTACCCAATGGACGAACTCGTCAAAACTCTACAAGGAATCGGATACACAAGTAACCCGTCGATGACCTTGACGGATATCATAGCCAACTGTATGCAAGACGAACAGTACTCGCTCGGGGCGCGTGAAAAAGTTCACATTTTATCAAAGTACGGAAAACAATACGGGAATTGGACAGTTGCAGAAATAATGTCACACTTCGCTAAACACTGATGAAACGAGTTTTCTCGTCCCCGGGTGGTCCCACGTTTCAAAACGGCTCTCGTAACACGTACGCATGTGAGACATGAGATCCTCGAGCGACGGCTGGCCCCACACCATTCCTTTTGTGAACAGAAAATCATCCTGTTCGATCGGTGTCCGTGAACACTTGACGACGAACGGTGTATCCGGTACATACTCTTTCAAACCACCGAAATCGGTGATGATGACTGGCTTACCGCGTAGGGCCGCCTCGACCGCTCCCATTCCAACCCCTTCGGAATGCGAACAGTTGACGTAACAGTGTCCCTGTTTGTGAACCTGCTGCTCGAGCTCTTCGTCGGACAGAAGACCGTTTATGACGACGACGTTTGGAATCTTCCATGTCACAGGAACTTTACACGTCGCCTTGAGAAGCAGACGTGTGTCAGGCAATTGAAGACGAACAAACGCCTCGATGAGCATTTTGATATTTTTGCGTGGATCGATCATATTGCCGATCGTGTAGAACGTATACTTGGTCGCTTCTGTGAGTGCGCGCGGCGGCGTCGGTGTCCACAGAGGCAAAAAACGCCAATCCCCTTCGGGAAACTGACGGGAAAACACGTCGAGACAAAAATGACTCGGGGTCCAGAGTGTGTGATACCTGTCGACCAGAATTTTATACAGGGGGTGGACCGTCTCCGTCTCACAGATTGTCATGTACATTTTTTTGGCACAACGAGACAACATCGAGTCGACTATAGCGAGGTGTTGCTCGATCGGCAAGACGAATGCAAAACCAACGTCAAACTTTTTATTTGGAACCGGGTCACCAAACGGAACGTAGACCGCTTCGTGACCGAGACTCTTTATCCGGTCGGAGTACTGGCGTGTCACCTGACCAATCCCTGCAAGCAGGGTCGGTCCGACAAACAGCCACGACTGCATGTTTTAAATTTGATGTGTGTTTTTAAGTCGTCTAGTCCGGAGGACTAGACCCCCGTTGCACCAAATCCACCAATACCACGTACAGTGTCAATGGTGGCATCAGCCACCTCGACAACGTCAGCAACTTCGTACTTCTCCAGGATCAGCTGGGCGATGCGATACCCAGGCTTGATGACAAATGGAACACGCATGTCGGTGTTAAGCAGGACCACCTTGATCTCACCGCGGTAATCCGCGTCGACGACACCCGCCAGAGTATCCAGACCATGCTTCACGGCCAGTCCAGAGCGAGGTGCAATGCGACCATAGGTTCCGCTTGGGAGCTTCTGAAGCCCAATTCCGGTGGAAACAACCACGCGCTGACCTGGGAAAACAACGTAGTGATCAACACTGTAGAGGTCGAAGCCTGCTGCATCTGCTGACCCGCGTGAGGGCAGGGTGGCTGTGGGCTGAAGGCGGACGACTTCCATTCTGGTACGTCGACGCGCATAGTCTTTATTAGTACAGACAGACATTGTCTTTAGCGCACTCGAAACGAAACACGAAAAAACTCACTTGGTCCATCGTCTGTGGGCAACCCGACGCACCGTCGTAAAATGAAATCGTGAGCGTCTTGAGTTGACGAATAGGGTTGATATATTCGACGTCCGTTTGGAAATCGTTCCCGGACGTCCACACAACGCGATAATCACTTCCAGCTGATGTAACATTGGATGTTGGAAGCGTCACAAATGAACGCTCAATGAGACCTTTGTTTGAAATCTGAGTCGCGACACCGACATTGGAAGTTGTATCACCAACACCTGTCGTGTACGCTGGTCCGGCACGTGTAATGAAATTGGAGACGAGTTCTTCGACATACACATGGCAGACGGCGTTACTATACTGTTGATGAATGCTCGCCATGAGCAGTTCCGCCTTGACGACGTTTCGGAGAGGCACTGGCAGATACGCTGTGAATGTCGAATATGGTGTAGCGACTCCGAAAGAGTCGACCCGGACCGTGTACACTTCACGGTCTGCGCAATTGGCACTCATTAGTATGGAACCAGAAAAAAGTTATAGTTTTGAAACGACGAGCATCATCGCCAGAACCATATTCATGGTTGAAATTGCAAGCGTGTCCTGAAACACATGGACAACCTCCGTCAGATTCAACTGAGCGTGATGAAATGCGATATCATTTACAGCATCTGGTACGAGACTGAGTGTCGCTCCCCGTACCACATGTTTTTGAATTCTGGACCCGGACCGAATCGTCCGCTGGACGAGCGGGTGACGGCCGACCCGACGAAAGGCGACCCGTGTCTGAATACACGGTTTGTTCATACCCTAGTGATTCTTTATATTTTTAATTAGAAGAGATGCATTGCGTTTTGCGCCGCTCACGTCACGTTTTTTGATTCGTCGAATAAAATTCCGAACGAGACTGACGTTCTTGGGTGCGAGATTTTGAAGGGCCCCAAGGCGAGACACGTTCTTCTGACCCTTTTCGGGGTTTTTTCCGATGATCGGGTTTCGTGGTTTGATCCCCGGGTACAGGAATGAACCAGCCAAAACGGTCAAGACTGAATCGTACAGTTTTTTGAGACGTTCGATCGGCAAACCATACATGCGAGAGTACACGGGATGAATGTCATCACGGCTAGCTCCTGGAACGTATGCGAGCGTCGCATCGACGAAATCCATGGGTTCACCCGTCGGAAACTGGATACGAAACTGTGAGACGTGATATACCGTCTTGCCGGTCGCCGGAAGAACTTTAATATCTGGTGTAAAGTCACTCACGATGAGTCGGGCATTGGTCCGTGTGTACCTGGTGTTGAGCCACGCGACGAATCCCGTGACGTGTCTGTACATGAGTGTCTTCATGATCTGTGCACGACGTGTCGCCTCGCGACGAGACAGGCGGTGCGGCACCGCAAACGTAAAGTCAAAGTCGCGTGTATCAATCACCTTTCGGGGTGCTGGTTTTCCTCGCGCTTCGAGGTACAGTTTGACGCCCATGCCACCGCCGAGCTCCGGTACGAAGAGGTTTCTGTACACCTTGACGAGTGCACGATTCTTTCGACAGTACTGAATGAAGAGTTGTGGGAGCTCACGGACGACCGTCACACGGGACAGAACAGGGGCGCGGTCGATACCCGGCCGCACTAATGTGCGACCGGCGTTGCAGAGCATAATCTCGGCCGGAAAGACGCCGCCGTGGAACCCGGTTCGTTTCGGCGGGGCGTAAAACCCGTCGTATCCGTTTTTGACGAGGTATTCTGAGCTCAAACGTCCAAATACGTCGGCGTTCGAGTCTGTGAACGAAAAACGTTCACCCCGATTTCCTGGTCGGGCGAGGTATGCTCGTGGAGGGACTCGACCCGAAAGGCGTCGGAAGACGTTCACCTGTTGACCCCGGGTGACATTGGTCCCGAGGACGAACCTGAGTCCGGCGACCGTGTACTTTGAAAGTTTCGGGAAGATCCGTTTGACGTTCGGATGTGTCAGCAGAAACAGACGCAGTGAACGCTTGGCCAAAAACGGACACGCCGTCTTGGTGTTTGAGTATGACCGCGCGAGTCGTGAACTTTGTGTCACGAAGAATGTACGTGTATCCTTGAGGAGCGTGCGACACCCGGTGGTTCGGTTTCCAAATCCCTTGTAAAGCCGCGTCCCGGCTGGAAGGACTACGTCAGTCATCTATCACTGACGAACAAATATATTTCGGCGGAGGTTGTTCGGAAGTCGATCGAATATCGATCTTTTGAAAGCAGTTCGCTTCCTGGACGCACGGCCGCGCTCGATTTTCTGAATGATACGAGCAGCCCAATTGTATTCTGCTTTCAAGTTTGCTATATACCCTACGATATTCAGATTAAGGTTTGCATGATTTCGATTGTTCGCTTCCCACCAGACGTGATAATGTGCATAGTTCGGAAGTCGTCGCCACGGCGCTCTATTGTTCTGTCTGCTGTAAAACTCCCCATTCTCGGAATATATAGGCTGACCAAACCCATTAACATACTGTGTGACTCGTTTCACCATTAGTGGTACCAAATATTTTTTTGGCTTTAAGGATACTAACCACTTATAGGTAATGTCGCAGCCGCCGTGTATTTTCTTGTCGACGCCGTGTTACGGAGGCTTGTGTCTTCAGGCGTACGCCGAGTCGATTCTGAAATTGCAGCGTCTCTGTGCTCAGTACGGCGTGCAACTCATGCTCGACACGACCGAGAATGAGTCTCTGGTGCACCGTGCCCGGAATATTTCAGTCGCGCGATTCATGCAAAAGTCCAACGCGACGCACTTCCTGTTCATCGACGCAGACGTTCAGTTTGAAGCTGAATCCGTCCTACGTCTTTTGGCGTCCGGACACGACGTGTCATGCGCCGTATACCCCAAGAAGGTGATTATGTGGGACCAGGCGGCACAGGCTATCCCGTCAGGTAAGGATATCAACAAGGCGTCGGCGGCCCTCGTCATGAACTTCAAGTATCAGAACTCCCCAATCACAAATGGATTCGTTGAGGTTCTTGACGGTCCGACGGGGTTCCTGATGATTAAGCGTGACGTCATCGAACGCATGTATGCACATTACCCAGAACTCAACTGTAAGAATGACCACCAGAATCGCGACTTTGAGGATTACTGTGCCGTGTTTGATTGTATGATCGACCCTGTGAATCGCCGGTACCTTTCCGAGGATTACGCCTTCTGTCGTCGGTGGCAGCAGATGGGTGGGAAGATTTTTGCGGATGTGACGACGACGCTCGGCCATGTCGGCAATCTACGGTTTTACGGGAAACTTGAGGATCGTCTTAACAGCTGTCAGGGGACGGCGCCAGCAACGAAGGTCTGAAACAACGGACGACGGACTTTCGACCTGCGGTCGAAAGGACTTTAAAGAGTCAAACCACTGCTTAAACATGTACGTCGTGTGTGTGACGCGAAATAAATCGATCGCCGTGACGACGCTTCATTCACTCATGACGATCGGGATGCACGGCGCTCACAGACAGGTTCCAGTCGAGTACATGTTCATCGAGGGTCTCGATGCGCTCCCAAAGCTGGTCAAGTCCGGTGAGCGCATCGTCTGGTTTGAATACGGGACGAACCTTGACCAGGATTCAATCCCACGTCTATTCAACGTGATGGAGAAGGATATCCGGGTCGTCGTGTTTCCCTCGGTCGTCGAGGGTGTTGACTGGGACATGTTCCGCAAAAAGACGGTTGAGGGTTCGACGGAGCCGATTCATCAACGTGCATTGACGTTCGATACTGACGTGACGAAAAAGGTGGTTGGCACAGACCTGTACGACGTCGAAAAGACGTCGGCGCGCGTCTGGGTCATGGATTCTAAGCCAGTGGACAAAAAACTCAAGAGCATCCAGAAAAACCTGTCATGTGATTCCTACGAGAGTCTGTTTGCTCAACTGAAATCAAACAACCTACGAGTAGTAGCTCTACCCTCTGCAACCGTCATCCGACACTTTACACACAAGTGTCTCGGAAACATTCTAGAAATGCCCGGGGTTATGATGAATCCTTGAAGTCCAACAGGTGGAGCCTGTTGTCCTAAAGCCTTCAAGCAAATTAGAACCATGTACGATGATGAAATACGCGAGTATATTCATCGGGTGTGGGAATCCGTTGACGCATCACGGTTTCCCGGACCTCAACCGATCTCCATAGAACGGAAACACTTTAGACTTTTCAAGGCTCAGCCGTACGTCGTCTGTGAAAAGACGGATGGTGTCCGTCACATGCTCGTGTGCTTCGAGGCGTCCGACGGGAAGAAGATTTGCGTCCTCGTCGATAGGGCATTCCACGTGACGTTCACGACCTTGACGGTTCCACGAGACACGGTCCTGGATGGTGAGTTGATGGATGGTGTTTTCTACGTGTACGACGCCGTACGAGTCAAGGGTGAAGATCTCCGACGCAAGACGCTCATCGAGCGTCTCGACAAGGCGAAAGTGGTTGTCAAAGCGATCCTGAAACAACCGAAACTCCAGGTCAAGGTGAAGGAGATGCGTCCTCTGAGTGATGTAGCGTCGATTCAACTCGGTGAAAAAACGGACGGGCTCGTCTTCACACCGATCGAAGAACCCATTCGGATCGGGACACACGAGACACTCTTCAAGTGGAAGCCCCGACACCTCATCACAATCGATTTTCAGGTTATGAATGGAAAGGATCTTTGTATCCTCGATCGCGGTGGTCTCTGTAAAGCGGCTGAACTGCACATGTCTGTACGTCCGTACGCCGAAGGGACTATTCTCGAGTGCGACTACCGAGACCTCGGATGGACCCCGGTCAAGGAACGGCCGGACAAGACTCACCCAAACAACCGCCGGACGTATGACAGAACTTTAGTGAATCTTCGAGAGAATATTCAGTTTGAAGAATTTTCTCACGTGTAATTAAATGTCCGACGCTGTCAAGTTCTATGTCACCCCCGCCATCCTGTATGCCATTGTCGCGAGTCCCGCCATGTACCAGGCGACCCGTGGTATCCTCGGCAGCTGGGTCGCGACCAGCGAGGGTACCGCTAAGCTTGGCGGCCTGATTTTGCACGCCATCGTCTTTATCCTACTTGCAACTCTCGCTATGCGTTACTTCCCCGGAAAGCGTTTCTAAATCTCATAATCACGCTTTGATAGCTCAGAACGTTCAGGTTCTACTGTGTCTGGTTTCTGGTCATGGAGCACCCGTGACAGATCATCAACCTCATCCCATGCGATGCGACATTCCGTCGTGTCTTCGAAGTTCAAACATAGGTTTTGAGCGTGTTCGATCGCCTTTTTCAGCTTGTACCTAATGTGACCCTTCTTGAGTTTGGGGCTAGGATTGGGTCTGGCGACACATGTGACCGTAAGCATTGTTACTAGATAAAAGTCTGGACGCTTTAGTAGTCAATGTCAAGAGGTTTACTCAACGTAGGGAACACGTGTTATTTCAATTCGGCCGTACAATGTCTGGCCCATGTGCCCATTCTCACGAATCGGTTTCTCCGCGAAGGTCCATATGAAGGACCTTGCGAAGTGACTCGTGCGTACTCGTCTCTTGTTCGCCATATGTGGAACCGAAAGGAAAAGGACCCACTCGACCCCCGGGAACTCCTTGACGCGTTCCGAACCAAGTTTACGGACTTTACGCCGATGCATCAACACGACGCCCACGAGGCTGTTTTGTCACTGCTGGATGCCCTCGAAAAATCGCTCGGACTCGAGTACATGAAACCCATTTTTTATGGCACCGAAGACCAGGTGGTTGTGTACCCCGGGGGAACGTCGACGCGGACGCACGAGTTTTGTTCGCTCTTTGTCGACTCCCCTGACCATCTCCAAAAGTACGACAAGTATCACATTCTGAGCGACTACGTCGATGACGCCGGCAAAAAGTACAACGCGGCGGCGATGCAGACTGTGATTCGACAAACTGGGGACTG